TTTCAAACGAGAACGAGGATCGAGGCGCACCTTCGTTTAACCTAGTGGCTCGCCTCTACCTCGCCTAATGAAGCTAATGAAGAAGATCCATGTTTTATAGTTAACTACTCTTCCCTTCAGTTCGTTCCACGTTGCGTCCAAAGTCTGGTTCCTAGGGACTTTGCGATCCCGTGGCTACATCTTGGTTTCTGCATATCATTTTCCAGCAGACCAGCCACAACGAGGCATTGTCCTTATAAGATATCATGGGATACCTGTCAAGGCTTTATTTTAATTTTTTTAATCTTTCTTCAAAAGACCATTTCTTTTCATCGGGAAGTTCCCTTACCACATCAGCTACCAGCTCCTGAAGACTGGTCACATGCTGCTGGAGCTCATTTAGTTTCTTATTATAAGAACGAGCTTTGTTCCCACCTCGAACGAGATCGAGGGCATCAAAATCTATCGCCATTACTCCCTCCCGTCCTTATCTGGATTATTTTTTAGATATTCTTCGTCCCAAAAATGAACAACTATTCTTCCATCTTTTTTATGGAAAATATCATAGTCGGTATCTTTTTTAAATTCTTTATGAATTCTTTTATCTAAATCTCCAGAGTTTATTGGTCTAAAAATTTTCATTACTCCTCCTTTTCTTCTTGTTGAGTATCTTTATCTATTATTTCGTAATCAAAGCCATCAGGTAATCCGTCTACTTCTACAACGCATCCTGCTTCTACAGTTATTTTTATGGTATGCATTTCCCTCCTTTGTTTAGTCTTACCATACGACATCATGGGATACAGGTCAAGCAAAAGTTTCTGCCGAAGGGAATCCCAGTGCGATCCCTGAAGTTCACGCTGCGGGCTCACCCGGTGTCCTGTGAACGAGAACGAGATTTATCCATAAATGAGAACGAGAAACGACAGCTTCACCCGGATCCTGAAGACTGAGCTCCAGCTGCCTGAGCGGGACCAGTGTAGTTAAGTTTAACGAGAACGAGCGAGGTTTTTCAACGAGAAACGAGACCTGTGCAGTAGCACCTGCTGCTGGTCCCCTGGCCACTGATCAAACAAAGAGGGAAAGGGATCAGTGGCCGGGGCACGAGAACGAGAGCTACGCTGCTTCTGGAGGCCGTCCCAGCTCCTGAAGGATGGTCTCCTGGACCGTTGGCCATTGTAACGGAAACGAGAACGAAGCAAACGAGACAAGGGAACGAGGATCGGTGAAAACGGACACCGGTCTGTACAGTCTAAGAGACTTCTGCAAGAGGGTCTCTTTCAAGATAATAACTTTACCACCTGCCATAATATACTTGTTGATCCAAACAATTTGCCATTTATTTAGCTTAGGATAACTTAATGAATCTGATTTAAGTTCAATCCAAAATACTTCACTACCCATAACTGCGTGTATATCTGGAATACCATTGATTGTGCTAGATTCTACGCGAGTTAGAAAGCAATCAGTTAGTCCTTTTTTTACCTTTTGCCATAGCCTAGTTTCCCCATTTTTATTAGACATGATTAAGTAAGTTTTTTATATTTTAAGTTTCCTAATTGATTTAATTACTGCTGTTGGAATAATAGTTGTTGCACCAATATTGTCAAACGTTGGTTTATCTTTGGACTTGATGTAATCACTAAAAATTCTTGTAATGCCATTCTTTTGACTTAACAAATAACCCTTTGATACACATACAGGTAATTGTTCTTTGCCTAAGTCTTTTGTGCTAGACCAACCAGCATCACCTTCGATATCACACCACTCAATTTCTACAAATGGATAATCATCAATAACATTTCCGAGATTTTTAAAATCAAAGTTTAGTATTTTCGAGTGTTGTCGTTTCTTTCTAGTCATCAATCTCTACTTTAATTTTACCAATTGAAGTGGTGATGGTGGAGTTATGTACTTGGTTAAAAGCATCTAACCATTCAGTCCAACTAGCCCTTTTCAATTGCTGTAACGTCTTCGGACTCAATTTCAATCGTCTTGGCGTTGAAGCCATCGATTTTATTTGATAGTTCCTGTAACTTTTTCTCAAGTTGCTCACGTGACATACCCTCCAGACCACTAACAGTTACTTCTTTACGATCAACATAAGCTCCGGCTAATTGACCAGATCTATATTCAGCGTTAATAGCAGCAGCGAATTGTTTTTCTTTCTCTGCCTTGTCAGCAATTCTTTCTAGCCTTTTGTATCTTCTAAGGTTGTCACTTTCATATTTCTTTTTTTCAAGATCAAATAATCTATCAAAATAATTTGCAATATGAGGACTGTGTTTTCTAGACAACATTCTAGAGGCAACAGACCCGTAATCTTTTTCATTAGTACACACATAGCCTGCACGCTTTAGTGCTTCAGCTTGTGTAATTGAACCCCAATCTTTAACATATATTTCTACAAACATTTTTTGTTTAGGAGTTAAATCTAATTCAGTTCTTAACGATTTTTTCTTAAGTCCACCAGGCATTATCTTTTTCCTTTTGGAATGAAATCAGATGGTTTTTTACCTCTAGGAAATGCTTTTCTTTTAATTTCACTTTGGATATCACCTTTAGCAATAGATCTAGAAACTTTAGATTCTTTCATAATATCTTTCTGTTTTTTTCCACCACTTTTGTAATAATTTTTAGCAGTTTTAAATAGATGTTTTCCAAGAGGAGTTCCAAGCAGGATTAAATTTTTTATCATAATTATCGCCTTATTTCTTCTTTATCCCATAATAACAACAGGAACAGCACAAAGCTATACGTTAAGGCTATGCATCCCAAAGATATTAAAAGATCAATGAACATTAATTTCTATTATATAGATTATTTGAACCAAATGTAATAGCCCTAAAAACTTCTGATTGCGTTCCCGCAAGAGTGGTGTATCCCAGATACACCATAGATACACCATAGATACACCATTAAAATTGATTAAAACCATTGGTACTATTGACTAATAGAACATTAGATACACCAGATACACCTCTTTTACCCCCTGAGCACTTTTCTTTTTCAATTACTCTAGATAATCTATATAGTAGAAATTTATCAATTGTCCGGTGGCCGGTATTATGGTACAGTTTAGACGTGTTTTTTCATAACACTTATCATTGGTTAACTACTTCTGGGGGTTTATCATTAATTGCTCTCTGGTTTTTTCCCCCAGGAGTTAAATTCTTCCGCCCACCATGACTAGTCCTCTAATCTTTTTAAATTTTCCTTTAATATTAATTTTTTAACAGCTCTTCTCTCCTCTTTCGTATTACATTCTCGATACCTCTTATATAAATCTCGATAACGGATCCAGGATACCTGTAACTTCGAAAAAAAAATTTTTCCATTGTCTACCATTTTCATGTATTCACCACGTACAAACTCAGGATCCATGTCAGCACCCCAACAGATGTCTTGAAATTCTGTACTATTACTAACAAACCATTTATGGGAATCATGCTTATGATATGTTTCTTTTTTAAATCCTGAAGTAGTGACAGCATCCTCCAACGCCTGGGTAAGTATCGCCCGGAATAACCTCTGCTCTGCAAAAGCCTTAGGTTTTAAAATCTCTAGGCTCAACTTAATGCCCAAAAATTTTAGTAAGTTTGGAGCACAATTCATAGGCTTTCCTCTTAGCTAACGGAGTATTTTTACGATTACGCCCACGACCTCTTGCAGGAATCCTTAAATATACGTCAGTATATAAATCCCACATACGCTCAAGATAATACATCCGATCTAAACCAGACATAACTTCCATTAATATTTTAGATTCTAATATTAATCTTCTAGTCGTATCCATCTGCATAACCACGATGCGGGAAAAGATATGGATGTAGTAATGGCACCGTGGTTAAGCATTTGTAACAACCAGTCTTAAACCTTTAGCTTTCGCTGCAGCTTTACGTCCTGATTGCCATCTATCCTCGATTTTTTCGAGAAAAGAAAGACTGAAATTTCCTAAACCAAAGTCATTTCCACAATACAATTGAAACATCAAACTAGTTAACTCATCATAAGTTTTCTTGTTTGGACACACCATCACTAGTTTATCCAAAGCTTGATTTAATGCTTCTTCACTACTTTTCTTTATAGCTTTACCCACAAAAATATCCTTTTTTTAAAGTTAAATTTGAGTGTTAATTGTTAAGTGAAAATAAAGTGTTTTGAAAGCCCCACTTATTTCATTTAGGCTTAGGAATACTATTTGAGTAATAACTATTTATTGATCTATGTCAAATAAAAAAAGGCCCACTCTCGCGGGCCCTTTCCCAACACCTCGTATACTGTTAAGTGCCTATCACTTACTTCAAGAGTTTCTTTCCTTGGTTCAGCAAATTCTCTTTCATTTTAACTTCAGCAACACCTTCCTTCTTAGCTATCTTTTTTATAGAATCGCTAACCATTTTCTTGATCATGTTGCCTGGGTTTCTAAGGCCGTTCTCCCCCATAGCCCTAATAATTGTGTATGATTCGATATCAACAGCAATTGACTTCCATTTATTTACGTCCATTGTTTCTCCTACTATTTGTCTTGATACTCTTTAGTTTTATAAAACTCAACTAAATTTATTTTATTTTTTTGAGTCAATCCTGCGTTATAGATACGCTCAATGATCGCTATGTAATCTGCAGTTGATGTACCTGTCAAAAACCATGAAGATTTACTCTTACAAGCAACTTTAAATCTTTTATGATCAAATTTAGGATGTTTGTCAGCAACAATATAAGACACCACCATGGAACGTTTGAATCTTTTATTCTTTGTAGATTCCATACCATAGAAATATTTTTTAAGTTGCATCAATTGTGATCCAATACGATCGGTATGTTCAATACCTCCTGCAGGAATTACAAATCGTCCTGTTTTAAAATCATTACTGATTCTTGACCACAATGAAGTTTGCTTTAATAAAAGCACCACCATCTCTGCAACATTGATTCCATACTGTTGCATTTTGTTTCTACAAATACGGTAGTCCATTTTATTTCTAGCACAGTGTTGATCTAAATAATTTTCCATAGACCAGTTCTTACGACCTGTGTTTAGTCTGGCCACATCTAATGGATCGTTAGAGTCCATAATAATAAATGGAATTTTTAGATCTAATTGTTTTCTAGCCTCCAATGTATGTTGGCCATCAATGACTTCCATATTTTTATTTACACGAATTGGATCGTATAAATCTTTTTCGTCAATCAACTTTTTAAGTTGTTGTACGTGTGCTTCATCTACAGGTCTGTTACCTCTAGTTCTTTTGAATTTACTGTAATCAGTAGTTTCAAAAAATTTATTATTTATTGCTTTGTTCATTTTTTCCTCTTTTGGTTAATTTACTTGGTGTTAATTCAAACATAAAAAATCCATCTTTATCTTGAATTGTTTTTTTAAATCCTAGTTTTTTTAATTTTCTAGGAACTTTTATTTTTTTGTTCATTCTTTTCCTCCTTGGTTAATAGAACATTAAATATCCCACATATGCAAAAATAAATAATAATATCTTTGCTGGGATTATAGTTAGCAGTGCAATAAATATCATACTAAAGATCAGGTCTTTCATCTTCTGCACCTTTCAATTGATCGTAGCAAAGTTCTGATGCTACTTTTTCGTTTATTATATAAATTGGCATGTCTTCAAATTTTAATGAACACTGCTGCAGCTTACGCATACAATTTTGGAATTCATCATCAGCATATTCTAAAGGCATACCTGTCATAGTATTAAGAGGTAGATCGGATAAAATTCCGTCAACCTGTTGACACCAATTTTTAAAAGTCTCAGATTTATTTTTCATTAAGTATCTCCTCCAAATCTTCCATAGGATTAGTTTCAATAATACCTAACGCATCTTTCAATCTTTGATTTTCTTCTGTTAGTTTTTTTATGTTTCCTGTTAGATCATCAAGTTGGTTACAAAGTCTTTTACAAACTTTTTGTAATTCATCTAATGCAATGTCTAACTCTGTTGCTTCTTTTGTTAACACCAACGGTTGTACTTTTTTAAGCAACTCGTTTGTGTCCTTATGTCTGTCTTCTGCTATTGCCATCTGGCCTCCTCTTTGTTAATATTTTTTAGCACACCATTTATATAAACATTTTAATGGGATATGCAAGTAAATAATAAGCTAGGATAATATA